CTCACCGCCTCTATGAAGAAATCCCGGTTCACGGAGAGGTCCGCTGTGTTGTCTGCGACTACGGTCACCCGTTCCGATATATCCCGGTCCAGCATCTCATTGATGGCGTTGGTGTCCCGGTTGGCGAAATAGGAAAGCTGGAGGACTGCGGTCGGGTCTTTATAGACCGAGAGGTTATAGTCGGCCCAGTCCAACGCCTCGCCGGTGTCCGGGATGAACTTGGTCCGGCTCGGCCAGGTCCGATTCCCGAAGGCGGTCTTGGAGGTCGCATCCTCCTGTTTAATAGAGGCCGGGTCGTCCGCCGTGATGGCCGTCCCCCTGGCCTGGAGTTTGGTGATGTAAGCGGTGGCCGAGGTATTATTTGTCAGGGTGATGTCCATCGTCTCCGAGGACTTGCTCACGGAGATGCCGATGGAGGCGCTCACGTTAGTCCCGGAGCCATCCGCCGCCGTATTCCCCAGCATATCGGTGGTCGCTGCCGTGGTCGTCCAGACGGCGACTCCCCTGGCGTTGTTGGCAGAGGCCGAGGTCGGATACCGGGCGATATACGTCCGGGCCACGCCGGGAGCGATGGACGGGGAGCTGGCGCCGGTCTCCGAAAGCGTCCAGAGTACCGCCACGCTGGCGGTCGTGTACGTTTGGACATCGCTCTCAAAAATATTAAATATATGTGGGAGTGGATCATCCATGATGAGGCCGGAGTATACTCTCGCGGCGTCAGAGGCGTCCGAGTAGGTCGCCTGGCTCGTAAGTCCCACACCGGACAGGCGGTGATGCCGGTTATCGAATACGATCTTGCCATCCTTGCCCTCCCGGATGAAGCCTCCCTCGGTTGACTCGACTTCCTGGAGGGCCGGGACGGTATAGGTGGCCGACTTCCAATATCTTGTGATGGTCGTCTTGCCGGTGTCGAGCGTCCGGTAGCTACTACCCGCGCCCCAGCCGGCGGCGTCCAGGATGTCGTCCACGACCTGGTCCGTCCGTTGGGAGGTAACCATCGGGACTTCGATCTGGTCGAGGTTTATCTGGCCCAGCGGCCCGGTGGCCTCAAGGATGGCCGTCGCATCGCCGCCCAGGAAAACTTGGGGAGTTATCCGGACGAGGTATCCTTGCCAGATGGCCTGATCGGACTGGGTGGTTGATGTCCCCAGGAGCCGGACGGGACGACCTGGAAGGATGTTGCCGTATATCGGGGAGTCAGCATTAAATTGATTGTAATCCCCGGACCTGTTGTCCAGGGTCGCCCGAAGCGTCCCGGCCTTGGACTTCCCCGTCAACTGGCTGGCCCGGTCCCGACCGAATGAACAAGTGATCCCGCGGACCCGGCCCATGTCGATCTCCTCGCCCGTATCTCCCCAGTCTCCGTCGTTGTTCCAATCCACCTGGAGCTTGTACGTTGCAACGACCATCTATGCCCTCGCCAGTACGCCGGAGAATCCGCCGCCCAGGACGGCATCCCGAATCACTGAGGTCACCTTCTGTTGGAAGTCATCGAAGCCGTTAACGTCCCCGTTGATCACCAGGTTGATCGTCATCCCGGCGCCGCGGCCTCGCCCCAGCGGGACGACCGCCTCCGGGCCGGACTCGCCCAGCATCGCCAGGGTGGGACGGTTGACGATGCCGCCCTTGGCTAGACTTGGAATCTCCGGTATCTGAGGCATCCCGACCGAGAATCCGCCAACTCGTCCGACCAGCGGGATGTCCACGCCGGGGACGCTGATCCTGATGGAGTTGATACTCCGGATGAATCCATTGATGGAGCCGATAACGCTATTGATGGCGCCCTTGATGCCGGTCACCATGCCGTCCCAGATGGACAGGATGGTCCCCTTGACGCTCCGGAATGTCCCGACCAGGGCATCGGTCACCGTCTTGAATTTGGCCTGGATGCCGCCCCATATCTCGTCCCAGTTGTCCTTGAGAAATAGGATGGCTTTGATCAACGGCCCCGCCGGGAGGAGCCAGCCCAGCTTGGAATTGTAGATGTCGGTTATCGCCGTCAAGACCCGCTTGACGATGGACGAGATGAAATTAAAGACCTTCTCAAAGGTGACCTTCAACGCCTTGACGATCTTGTCCCAGTTCTTGTATATAATGATCCCGGCCACGATGGCCGCGGTGATACCCAGGACGACCGCCGTGATGGGGAGCATGGATAGGCTCAACATCCCGAAGGCGCCGCTGAGTATACCGATGGACGCCGCCATCGTCGGCAACAATAACAAGATTGGCCCCAAGACCAGGGCCAACGCTCCCAATGCCGCGACCACTATCATCAGGACTTTTGTTAGTTGCGGATGCTCGGTGGAGAACGCGATCAGCTTGGTCGTCACCTTCTCCAGGACGACCGCCATCGAGGTCAGCGCCGGCATCAACGCCTTGCCAAACTCTTGCTGGAGGTCGCCCACCCGGTTCTTTAATTGCACCATCGGGTCTGCCGCCGCCTCGGCCTGTCCGCCGAATTTCGCCATGATGGCCGCGATAACCTCGGTTGACCCGGCGCCCTTCTCCACCTCGATCCCGTAACGCTTCAGGGCGGAGGTCTCGCCGCCGATGGCCCTCGCCACCAGGGTCGAGGCCGCGCCCAGGTCCATCCCCTTCCCAGCCGCCAGGTCGAGGACCGCCGGCAACGCCGCCATCGCGGACTCGTAGTCCCCGGAGACACTGATCAAGCCCATCAAGGCGTCCCGCTGGGCCTCGTCCCCGAAGTTGGTCTTGTTTTGCTGGGCGGCGATCACCTTCTCGATGGCCGCGGCCTGGGCATCGTAGGATGTCCCGACGTTCTTGAGGGCCACATCCAACTGGGCGATGCCGATGGCTTCCTCCTGGGCGGACTTGACCGCGGAGACACCGAGCGCGGTTATCCCGGCGCCGATCGCCGAGAGGCCGACGCCGATGGCCTTGCGGTGGCGTTTGATGCCCTCCGCCATCTTCCCGAAGGACGACTGGGTCTTCTTGAATCCCGCCTCGGCGTTCTTCGGATCGGCGGTTATCTGTATCTCGACCTGGTTAGCCATCGCTCTCTGGTTGTCCCTCCTGGACTATCGCCACCATGCGGAGGATCGTTACGTCCTCGGCCATCAACTGGGATGGAAGGCATGAATACCTCTGGCAGAGGCCGTCTATCAATTCGGCCTCCTCCAGCTCCCACGGTTTGGTTATCATTCGCCCGTCGCGGTCGATGCCGCCGCCAACGTGCTTAAATCGCCCGATGGCGGTTCTAAAGGGACAGGCACCGCCGAGACCGCCTCGATCCAATGCTGGACGATGAGCATCGCCAACGACAAGGGAATCTGGAGCATCCCGGCGCCGTTGGCCGGGACTGGCTCCCCGGATGCGTCCTCCAGGTTCCACTCCATCAAGACCTCGCCGCCGAATAGCTCGGCCATCTTGGCCTGGTCGTCACCCTCAGCGGCTTGCCGGAGGGCGATGTAGTGGGCGAAGCTGACGTTCAGCTTGACCCATATCTCAGCCCCGTCGTAGTCCGTCCCGGAGAATGTAATGTGGGCGGTCTGGTCCGGGATGCGGAAGCCCTTCTTCGCTTTGGGTGTTGTCCCGTTAATAGCTACCATTTACGCCCACGTAGGAACTACGCCGCCGGCAAGGGCGCCCGGAGCCGACCAGGTCAACTCCCCGGATGCCGACCGGCTCAAGGCGTAGTCGGTATAGAACAACTCACCCGGCAAGGTCTGGCCGGAGACCGCCAGGGTCGTCGTCCGCGCCACGCTGGTCGATGAGACCGTCTTGAATACATCGTGGCTCATATTGCTGGCGTCGTTGAAGACGCCGCTGATCGCCACCGTGAAGTCCGCCAGGAGTAGCAGACGTTCCCTGGCCGACTTGTCCAGCCCGGTGATGTCTTGCTCCTCCCTCGGCGTGGCGATGTCGATAGACGTTATGTCGTTTGAGATCGTTCGGGCCGACCCGCCCGAGTCGTCGATGATCGCGCTCATTCCTAGACCTGATTCTTTAGCCATTTACACTCCTCCGATATTGGTGGTCGTTCCAGTTGTCCATAAATTCCAGCGGCTCCATGAC